CAATGGCATAGGGTGGATTGAGGTTCACATGCCGCACGATTTCGATTTCTCCATTCTTGGACTTGATCGTCTGATTGAAATATGGCGTTCTCCTCCTGGAGAAGATTTGAAATGGCAAATGACCGGCTTTCTACGACGATGGGGAGCTGAAACAATCAGAGGGCAAACCCATGTCTTCTTGGAAGGACCTGGACAAAACCATATCATTGATAATCGGATCGTAGCCTATCTGGGCGATCAAGCGGAAACCGAGAAATCGGGTCTAGCGGATGATGTGATGAAGGCAGTAGTTCGGGAGAATGTGGCTCCTGGTTCAGGGAATGATCCTTATGGACGCTCAAGAGTACAGGTCAATTTCACCGTAGCTGCAGATGCGAGTGCTGGTCCTCAATATGATGGAGATTTCCCCTGGCAAGCCCTCCCTGATGTTTTACGAGAGATATCGGATCAAGCCCATGCAAAGGGAACGCCAGTCTATTGGGACATAGTTCAAATGACTCCCGGTAATTTCCAGTTCCGAACTTTTGTGAACCAGAGAGGAATTGATCGGACCATAGATCCGGTTGCTCTCACCTTTGGACAGGAATTCGGGAACATGACTGATCCAAGGTGGGAGGAGGACTGGACGGAGGAACGGAATATCATCTATGGTGGAGGACAAGGAGAAGGCCAGAATAGAGTGATTGATCCTGAGAAGGATGTTGGAAGGACTTTTCGAACGATCTGGAATCGACGGGAGGGCTTTCAGGATGCGCGCGGAGAGAAGACTGTACTTGGCGTAGCCAAGAAAGCCTTTGCACGTTTGGTAGAAAGCAAACCTCGGAGGCGTTTAAGTGGAAGACTTCTGTCAGTTCCCGGAAGTCTCTATGATGTGCATTGGGGATTCGGAGATAGAGTTCCTGCGACTGCATTCGGATTTCAATTTGAGGGGTTTGTTCAATCGGTAACGATTACGCTTAGAGGAAAGGAACGCGAGGAAATCGACGCCAGGATTGAGGCTGAATATGTCAATCTCGGATAAAGATCTTCAGAGAATGATTGAGTTCATGGATAATCATGAGACTCGTCTGAGGAGATTGGAAACTCAGGAAATCGGGGTAGGTGTTTTGGGTACTGGCATGACACTCATTCAAGAATTGACTCCCACTGGAGCAACAGCTGATTTCACTAGTATTCCAAGTACCTATAGACATCTACAACTCCGATGGATAGCGAAATCGGATCTCAATGGTTACACTCCAACGATCTCTCTTACCTATAATGCGGATTCTGGGTCAAGCTATTGGGCTACTTACCATATCGGTCTTTTGGCATGGAGTGGCTCGGATATTCATAGTGTAAATGCTGAAAGTAGTGGTCCTGCTGCTTCCATTGCTCTGGGCCAAATCCCAGGAATATTAGGCGAAGAAGACGAATCATTTGGCTGGGGCATCGCAGATATCAATTACTACACAATTTCAATATACAAGAGTCTACTCGTTCATTCAGGTACCAATGATGAAGTAAGAGATAATGCTCGAACATTTCTTGCTTCTGGACGCTGGGATTCAACGGCTACAATCAATCAAATAACGATTAGCATGACTGCTGGACAGGAGTTCGTAACACCAACGACATTCTCTCTCTATGGGATTTCCTGATGAGAGCTTCCCTTGTAGACATCAGTAGATACCAGGGGATGATCGACGCCTCCAAAATCAAGGCCGCCGGCTTCTGCGGGATCATTGCTCGTTGTACTATCGGGTTCATGGAAGATGGCTCCTCTGTAGGGAAGGGGCTGGACTTTTACAAGAACTCCCAGAAACAAGCTAGAGACAACGGATTGATCTTTGGGGCCTATCATGTCCTATGGCCTTCCAACAAAGCGCCTATCCGTGAGGCAGATAATTTCCTAGGAAAATGTGGGGATATCGACCTGGCGGTACTTGATGTAGAACTGCTGGGAGGACAGACCCTTGCCCAGGTACAGGGGCAGTCTAAGGCTTGGCTAGAGAGAGTTGAAGGCGTTCAGGGAAAGAAGCCGTGGGTCTACACGGGGAGCTGGTTCTGGACTTCTCCCGCGGGATGGGAGAACGAATACCCTCTGATCGAGGCAGAGTATCTCATAAGCCAACCGCGGGGAGGGATTGATCGTTCTCAACAGCCAGAGCCGCCAAAAGCGCCGACTTCAAAGGGCTGGTCTTCTTGGGGAATGTGGCAGTGGACATCTGGAGGAAAGCCTTTAGGAGCGTCCTCTGAATCTATGGACTACGATTGCGTGAACGGCACTGAAGAAGAGTTTCGTACCTTCCTGGGGTTGCAACCACCCCCTCCGTCATTGGAGGAGAGAGTGGGCAAACTTGAGGCACAAGCCCACACACACTAGGAGAAGGCATGGACCCTAACCTCGCAGCTAATCCTTACTTCCAACTCGGAGTGGTCGGGGCGTTCATGACCTTCTCCCTAACCCTAATTGGGATATTCATACGACACATCAACAGTAGGGATAAGGACTACCGTTCAGAACGCAATGAGATGGCGGAGAACTGGCAGGCGTTCTTCAAGGCTGAGAGGGAAGTTCGCATAGAGGGCTCTCATGCTCTCTCTCAGGCTATGTCCAGAATCACGGGAGCGCAACAAGAAAACACCCAGGAGTTGAAGAACCTGGCTATCCTATTGATCCGTCATGATGAGGCAAGCCGAGGCGCTATTGGTAAAGTCATGGCTGCGGAAGCTATCAGGATGGTTCAAACGGAGGCGAAGGTAGAATGAATGACGGAGCTAGGTCGGCCTGAAATGCCGACTGCTTCTGGCTCTTGCGCTGGCGCTGAGTCAGACAGCAGCACTTCCCAAATCGTCAGCAACAGAACCTCCGACATGGCTCATTCACAATGTCATGCGCTGGTTGCCGTTAATCGAGAGGTGGCATCCAGAGTTCCCAGACTTGGATCCAGCTTGGATCCTCGCGATCATCGCCCAGGAAAGCCAGGGGATGCCCTATGTGGAAGGATCGGACGGGGCCAACTCGATAGGACTCATGCAGGTCATCAGTCGTTCATGGACCGGGACAGTAGAACAGCTCAAGCGACCAGAATACAACGTCTTCGTGGGAATGAGGATGCTCCATGCTATTCTTGACAAGGCTGCTGGCGACATTCGTCTGGCTCTTGCGGCCTATAACTGTTCCTTTGAAGGTGTCGCTGAGGACCGTTGTGGAAGGCACGGTGGGCTGGAATATGCCGACAAGGTACTTGAATACTTCGTTCCGGTATTCCGCGGTGAGCTGGTCGTCCTGGCAGCGGATAACGAATGGCTGGCTGAACTAGGCTATCTTTATGGAACAGGGAGGTGGGATCGAATAGAGTATCCTTTCTACGAGAAGTGTGTTGTAAGCAGTACCGGAAGCAAGCTCTGTATGCAATGAGGAGGCACAAATGGAAATCGTTGTGAATTGGGCAGCAGTAACCGCCGTCACCGTGATCCTGGGTTTCATCTTGAACCAGGCCCTAGCGTGGGCTGGGGTCAGCCTATCCGCGAACGTCAAGAAAGCAATCGTGTTCGTGGTATCGGTGGCATTGGTGGGCTACTCCGCCTATTCAGGAGGTGTGCAACTTCCTGACCCTGCAGCCGATCCGTTTCAGTTCGCGGCCGCGGTTCTAGCCGTCGCAACTGCGGTGTTCAAAGTCAGTGAGGCGGTGTACGACAAGATTTGGAAGGAACTGCTATCGGCGTGAAGGCCCTGGAGGGCGCATAGCGGCGCACAGGGCCGCTTCTCCTCCTTTGCGAAAAGCCCCCGGCTGCTTAGACCGAGGGCTTTTCGTTTGGCGGCTAGGCTAGGTGGGGCCACCACCGAGGTTCCTACTTGCGCCCGCTCGTGGGACCGCCTGCCGACCAGAACTAGCAATGACCATAGGTCTGGTCAGATTAGAGAAACGGGATCAAGACAAGGGGGGTGTCCTGACTCCGATGCTCCCTACTGTAGTTGCTCCTGAATCCACTCTGGTAAATCAACGCCCTCGCAGGTGAGCAAGCCCATGCTAGTGCCGGGATTATCAAACGGAATGGGTCGATAGCACAACACATCCTCTAGCCGGACTCTCTCGACTGAGTACCTCCCCTGCACCAACGGGAGTCCTTGTGAGAAGAGGAAGTCCACCATCCC